GTACCGGAGATACCGAGTGGCATTCCGTCAGAGAAGGATCCTTGTCCAAAGGGATAGACAAGAAACACGGCAGTAGCTGCAGCTACAGGTGCGGAGTAAGCAACAAAGATCCAGGGACGCATCCCTAGTCGATAGCTAAGTTCCCATTCTCGTCCCATGTAAGCAAAGACGCCAATGAGAAAGTGGAAGACGACGAGTTGATACGGTCCCCCGTTGTACAACCATTCGTCAAGTGTATTAGCTTCCCAAATTGGGTAGAAGTGAAGTCCGATGGCATTGCTGCTCGGAACGACGGCTCCCGATATGATGTTGTTGCCCCACATAAGGGAGCCTGATACGGGTTCACGGATTCCATCGATGTCTACGGGAGGCGCTGCGACGAAAGCAGTAACGAAGCAGATGGTTGCAGCCAGCAAGCAAGGAATCATCAGGATTCCGAACCAGCCAACATAAAGTCGATTGTTAGTTGAGGTTACCCAGGAGCAGAACTCATCCCAGGTAGACCTCTGTTGTTGTTGTTGAAGTACAGCGGTCATTAAAAGTGCAGGGTTGTTGTTTCCAAAGGTATGTATTTGAGCACTTTAATGAAGCCCTCCCAAGGCTCACTTCCAGTGGAGGGCTGTATTAAATATCAGAAGTTGTACTTAGCGCCGACCTTAGTGCCGTAGCTGTTGTCGTCGTCGCCAGTCAGGAAAGAGAACTCACCGTACACAGACAGAGCATCGTTCACGGGGTAGCTACCACCGATCTTTCCAGACAGTTCAACATCACCGTCTGCATCATCAGGTGCCAGCAGAGCAGGACCACCCTGCACATACCAGTTATCACCTTCGTAACCAACGTGGACATCGGTAGCAGAGCCACCGTAGTCAGAACCAACGAAGCCAGAGTTGACTTCGACGTTTGCGTAGGGACCAGCAATAGCGGCACCATGTGCCATGCCGAGGAGGAAACCGGCAGCAATAATAGATTTCATAATTAAAGAGTTACTTTTTCTTAGCAGTTTTTTTGGAGCGGTCGAATTGAGCTTTGGTAGGTGCTCCTTTACTACCAGGCTTTCTCATTTTTTCACCACTGCCAGCAGCAATACGTTTGCGCTTAGCGTGGATATTTGCGTAAAGACCTTTGCGTGCAGTCATTTTTTAGCTCCCTTCTTAGGGGGACGACCTTTCTTTGTTCCGTAAGTTCCTTTACCTTGTGGCATTACCATACTCCGGGGATAATTTGACCAGTGATTGCGTAGCTACCAAGAGCAGCAATGACGCCCAGCATCGCAAGACGACCATTAAGCTTCTCAGCCTTTTCATTGTGAGTTTCAGTTACGTCCATAATCTCCATGGGTGGTTCTTTTGCGTAGAGGTTTGTACGACCGCCGTCTTCAGTTACAGTAGTCATCAGAATGAAATGTCAGAACGTTCGAGACGCATCAATACGTCGTTGCGGTAGGCAGGGTCACGGTCATAACGAGGATCGTTGATAGCTTCAACAACCTCAGCTTGACTACGGAATGCATCAGCATTGTTAGAAGGCGGTTTGCCTTGCAACTGACGACCTTCGTAACCGTTCTCTGCCTGGTAACGAGCTTCAATACCAGACAGCAGCATTTGGATCTGTGCCTTAGTGCCGTTTTCAACGATTGAATTAAAGGCATCAAGCTCAGCATCAGAAAGAGATTCAGCAGCCCACCCAGTGATCTGGTTGTATGACTCTTCACCTCCAACTGCTGACTTAATGTCGTTGATGTCAGAGTCATTCAACTCAACAGCAGGTGCAGCAGGTTTACCCTTTTGCATTTCGACGTAAGCATTGAGAAGATCCTCACTGCTCATATTTTTGAGGGAATCGAATGTCTCCTTAGACATCTCGCCTTTCTCTGCATACTCTTGAGAAGCTGAAGTAAGCATGTCCACGTAAGGGTTGCCTTCAGATTCCTCAGCTTCAGGTTCTTCAGTAACCTCTTCTTTGCTTTCACCAAGCTTCTTCTGAAGCTCTAGATATGCACTCTCAAGGTCTTCTGCATTTTTGTACTTACCAGCAAGCAGGTTTTCCTGTTGCTCCATAAGTTCTTCACCCACTGCCAGAGAGTCCTGCTCTTCTTCAGTCAGGACCTCTGTGTCAGGGGCATTGTCATAAGTAAATGTTTCAGCCATCTACGGGTGGTTGTTGTTGGGCAATTTGTTCAGAGATTTCAGCAGCAGCAGGATTCTTAGATGGATCCATCAAGGGATTCGACATCAGTTGACCGGCTTGACCGACCAACGCTTGCTGTGTTGCAGCGGTTTGCTGTTGCTGCATCTCCTCTTGCAACTGCTGTTGCGTCTTGACGAGGTTGAGCACGTCGATACCTTGTGCTGCTGCCAGACGCTTGATCGCTTCACTAGCGTCGATGTACTTCATCAACGCCTCAGGTCCAAGGGTCTGGGCAATGGTGCCGATAAAAGCAGTAAGGCTCTCTCGGTCTTGACCACGTCCAAGTGCATTCACACCGGCCACGATCTGTGGCTGGACGTAGTCCTTAGGAATCTTCGGAAGCTGTCCGCTGCGCTGCATCACCATCAAGGTCCTAGCCAGGTAAGGCTTGAGGAACTCAACAGTCAGCAGGCTGAACAAACCTCCAAGCTGTTGCTCTAGTTCGAGCTGTGTGAGGCGCACCTCTTCTGCAGTGGTTCGTTCTGACTGACGGATGTTCAGTAACAGGAAGGCTTCACCAAGACGTCGCTCAATCTGCTGTGCCATCTGTGAGGCAGTAGCAAAGTCAGCGGTCTTACCTACCTGAACGACGCTGACGTCTTCAGGACGACCTTGCACGATTGCACCGTTACCTGCCTTGGCAATGGTTGCCGGCTTGGTACTAGCAGCAGGGTTCACAAGGAACACAACCTTTGCTGCAGCAGAGCTGCCTTCAATCAATGCTTGACTGAGTGCCTCCAGTGAACGGAGGTCGCCAAGGAACTCTTCAACACGACCACGTCCGTAGTCTTCACCATCAACGGCGTTGAAGCGAAGGACCAACCAAGGCGAAGCATCCTTAGGAGCAGTGCTCCGAGAACCTTCGATGATCATGTCGTCGACTTCCTGGTGCCACACCCAGCCGCCGTTGTCTTGTCGACGTACGTAGGTGTAGACCTCAGCATCACCATCGTTGTTGCCTTTGCCCGACACAGTGTTCGGATCAGGCATAGGGTCGATGCCTAGAAGCTTGCGGTTGACCAGCTCCTTAGTAACGATCTCGCATACGTAGCCGTTGCCATCACGGCTGACCACGTAGCGGTTAAGTGGGAAGTTCTTCAGGCCATCTTTGCCCATAAAGACCAAGGCGTTACCGCCAACGATCAAGTGCTTAAGAGCCTGGTGAACGACGACACGATCACTAGAAGCAGCGATCTTGTCCATGACCATCCTTTCCATCTTGGAGAAGGACAGGTCTAATTCGCTCCTAACTTCAGGAGGAAGTTCTTCTCCCAACTTGTCGTCTCGTACTTGCAGCTTGAAGAACGAGGTCTGGGGAGGTAGCAGCGCCAGCATGAGCTTGGCTGCAAGTGTGACAACTGACTTTGCACCGACTGATTGCCATGGCGTGGTCAGCCTCTTGTGATTCTGACGAACCTGTAGGTCGTCAACAATGAGGTGAGGCAGCGTCAGTTCAGAACACTCAACTGCTGTATCAAGGAATTGATGCCTGTCACTAGACAGTTGGTTGTACCGTACTTTCGCGTTAGACATTCAGACCTCCAGTAGATCCACCAGAGGCTTGCTGTGCAAGCGGGATCTTCAGATCGGATGCACCAACACGCTTTGCATTTTGAATAGACATCTTTTTAGCAAAGTCAACCTTCGGCTTCTTCTCTTTGTCTTCAAGAGGCTTAGGAGCAACAGGTGTCTTAGGCGGCTCAGGGTTTGTCTTTTGAATTGGTGGAAGCTTCGGGGGATCGGGCGGCTTAGGAGGTTTGAACCCGAGAATGCTTGCTACGTCAACGCACATCGTCTTCTTCTAGTAATTGGTTAATGAATAAAACAACGCTGGCTTGACCAGCTTTGTAGTAAATGTCTGCGGGTAGATCAGATGGTGTGATCGGCTCGCTAGGGAAAGCTTCCGCTAGCCGAGCCTTAATCATCTCCAGTTTTTCGTACTGGAACTTAAGCGTATTGGGGGAGATTGACATTCGAGTGCTCGAAGAACGCTGGCATCCGAGCTGCTTTTGTCTCAGCTAGTTGAGGAGCTTTACCCTCGTACATAAGCCGATCGCTGGAATCCAGCCAAAATTTTTTGTCCAGATATTTGTCGGTATGCTGACCAAGGGGTTGCATCACCCAGTTGATAGTTGCCTTCCTGAGTTTATCAAGAGAAGGACTGATGTTATACCCCAGCTCAGTATGAACCAGACTATTGGCAGCCACATGAATTTGTTCATCTCTGGAAATATCAGCAGAAACGGTCCTCATACCAGCGTCACCATTAAAGCGAAAGAATGGTAAAAGAACGAAGAAGATCGCACGCTCGGCAACAAGTGCCTTGGTGATCGTGTGATCTGGATGTGCTTCCCAAGCGGCTTTAAGCCTAAGGGCTTCTTTCTCAGCTTTTTCATCAACGCCGTAAGCATTGGCGATGTAACCAAGTGCGACGTCGTGATTCTCTTCGTCTTTGACATTGGACAGTAGGAGTTCCCTTGCATTACTCGGTACGTCAGAGGAGAGTGCATCAGTAATAAAATCTCCCACAGGTAGTTCCATGTGCCGCAATGCAAGTGCACGGTGGATCGCTTCCTCCGCACCTTCTTTGCAAGTACCGGCAGTTGTCTGGACCGGAGTCCATTTTCTTTTTCGATTGATTAGTTTTTCGTACGGATTCATTCTTGACAATCACATTGAGGTTCAATAGTTGACTCCTCGTAAAAAAGTGATTCAAGATACTTGTCAACGTCTTCTTCATCCAAAGCGGCGTAAGCACTAGACTTATCTTGAACATCACCCATTACTTGAAGGGAGTAATAAAGGGAGGTTTGCGGTGAGGCCAACCACTCTTCGATAAAGGCGTTGTCGTAGTTGACAACATCACTCCAACTGTTGAAGCTATACCCGTGAAGAAGTCCCGTGCGGTCGAGCAAAGTCATGATGCCATCGGCAACACGCTTGTAGTTATCCCAACCGACTTCACTGGCGATTTCGACTTCGCCATAGTCATAAGTTTGTACACCAAACGTGCCGCTGTCGCGGTCAACTGTTCGGCTGATAGGTGGTGCAATCTCAGGCGTCGACGTAAACCCATCAACGTCTTTTGAGCGGTAGCTACAAGACGCTGTGGGAGCGATAGCAAAGGCACGGACCATGTTGTTGACACGTGCAATTCCAGCCGCTTGTTCAATGCCCTGGGCGAGAGCTACGACCAACTCGTAAGCAGGAGTTCGTACTGCTTTGCCGTTGTTGTAGTCATCGAGAGCTACACCAAATTGTTCGTAAGTTACGCCGTACCGCCGTAGGAGATTTGCAAGTCCGAGCATTCCGAGTCCGACTTGTCGGTCAGTCTCGCTTGGCAGATACTCTCCTGAATCGCCGACCCCAGTTCGACCATGGAGTTGGCACAGTTCGGACATCCCTTCAGCAAAAGCTCTCGGAATGTCGTCATATTCACAGGCAGAGAGATTGACATGCTGTAAAAGGCAGGTGCCCCTAGACGGCAGGTACACCTCAAGACAAACGTTTCCTCGAATTCGTTTTCCATCTTTGTCGTACTTAACTTTGTTTAGCCAGACGTCACCTGACTTGATGGCGTGTAGAAGCTCCTCCTTAAACGAACACCCCTGCCACCAATCTTCTGTGATGTTGATGCATCGTTTGACCCATGGCAGTTCACTGCGTGGTGTTGCAATAAACTCACGAGCATCACTGTGACAAAGGTCAAGGTGACACACCACCGCGCCGTTTTTATAGACACCTCCGCGACGAAGGATTTCATTTAGCGTTGAATAGATTTTAGCGAAGGACACTGGTCCAGATGCAACCAGCCCCTTTCCGTTTTCTTCACCTCGGGGTCGCAGTTCCGACAAGTGGACCGCGCAACCTGCTCCGAAACGTAAAGCATGTGATACAAATCGCCAGCTTGCTTCGATTCCATCAGGACCCTCCATAGAGTCTTGGACAACAAACACCGTGCACGACACCGGTAGCCTGGACGTTGGATCATCCATCCAAGATTGGACACGTCCCGTGCGAGAAATATATGAGGTGGTCATGGGTTAATCAGGTCGTTCAAAACAGGTGGTTTATAGTTCGGTCCCTTCAGGACTTTGCCGTCAGCTCGACGAATAGGTGTGCCATCCAAACCAAGCTTGGACATGTTTGATTCATGGACACGATCAAGAGCTTCCTCTAGATCCCATTCCATGTTTTCTGCGTACTGAAAGCAGACATACACAAGGTCTGCTAGCTCTTTCAGTTCAGCCTCGTAAGGTTCATTGTGAAATGCACTGCGGAACTCTTGGTATTCCTCATCGATCAAAGCCAGTTGCATAGTCCGGTTGTCCGAACTGTTCTGTATCCCGTACGCTGAGCGGAACTGTATTGCTTGATCGCTCAGACTGTTCGAGGTGCAGTGTTGTGTGGTGGAGTTCATTTTCAAGATAATGGATAGCCTTTTTAAGGTCTTCGATCTCTGTGTGAATACTTTTGAAACCGGCTCGGCAAATATATTTAATAGCATTGCCACGGTGATAACCTAAACCCTGATCTCTGATGAAGTCCCAGACTTCTATTTGACCTCGGGTGTAGTGGAGGGGTGATTCGGCCACTGTGTTACTAGATTGGATACGGTGTTAGCAAGGCAGAAGTTCTGCTTCTGCAACGCAAGAAAGATAGTGATGATGTCTTTCTTATCTGCTTCGGGGAGAAGATCCTCAAGCCTGCGTAGCTTGAAGCTCTGCTCCATCGTTAGTTCTGTCACTGGCATCGGTGGGACACCAGGGTATGACTGATTGTTTGTCGAAGTCATATTCTTTGTTGGTGAGAATCTTTGCGAGTCGTGCATTGATAAGTGCGTCGTCTTCAGTCAAGTCTTTGTCTGTGAACGCTTTGACTACCGTGTCCCAGCAGTATTCACACTCATCAAACAGTGCAACAGCTCGCTTGATTCCAATACCAGGCACGCCGCTGTAGCCATCGGTCTGGTCACCGGCAAGCGTTTGGATTAGGTGCCATTGCCTGCCTTCCTCTTCAGTAATCTCGACAAGTTCGTCCATGTTGAAGAGCTTGCCAGGGATTTGGCGCATGTCTTTGTCGGGCGAGACGATGACGTTGCCTGGGTTGGCAGTGGCATAGATACCCATGGCATCATCAGCTTCAAGCGTTGGCATACGAATGACTTCGTATTGCTTCGACAGTTCTGATATGACACGTCTATAGCCACAGGGCTTTTTTCGATTTCGATGACCCTTGTAACTGGGCAAAATTTTTTTCCGAAAATTTACGGCGTCACTAAAAAAGAGGATCATCTCAGGTACGTCCCACATGAAGTGACCTTTAATCTTGGTCAGCTCACGTTGAACATTTGTCATTGCCTCACTGAACTTGCTGACGACCATGATGACGTCGTCACCCCAGTCAATCTCTGTCTCAGCTCCTGCACAGGATTTGTAGACAATGTAGTCAGCATCAATGAGTAGTTTCATCAGTGGACCTCCGCCCAGTTCTTCCCTTGCTTCGCTTCTGCTGCGATTGGGACTCGTAAGTTGTAGTACTCGCCAGCCGCTGCAGCGCTGTATACCAGGGATGCTGATAGGTCGTCTGCGTGTTCAGGGTGGCATTCAAATTGCAGTTCGTCATGTACGAAGGCAAGCTGTGCACAGCACAACTTTGTGGATTTAATAGTTTGATTGTTAATTAGCAGCCACCGCTTTGCGATGACGCCAGCTCCTGACTGGAGCAAATAATTCAAAGCTTTGTGCGGACTATCAACAGCGATCTTTCGACCATCTATCGATCGTACAAAGCCCTCCTTAGACGCCTTTTGGATTGCCTCCAAAAGTTCCGCAAGTCCATCAATAGCAGAAACAAACGCTTCTCTAATTTCTTTGCCTTTCGATTTCGCAGTGCGATCATTTAAGGAAGCATCATAGGAATGCCCGATTTTGGCGTCTCCGGCACCATAGATGAAGGCGTAGGTAATAGTTTTGATTTGCCGCCGAGAAACTCCAACCCGGTCAGCATTTTGTTGATGGATGTCGCCGTTGAGGAGAGTGTCGGCAAAAGACTTAGACCACCTGCCAAGATAGTGACCAAGCATACGGAGTTCAATCCCTGCAAGATCAGCACCAACCATAATTTGACCTGGCGAGGCTGTGAATAATTCTCTGAATTCATGATTACTAGGTACTTGCGCTAGATTTGGTTTGCGATGTGCACATCTGTGCGTATTTGTAGCAACTGAACAATGATGATGAATACGATCAGCACTCGTACATAGCTTCAGCCATGCGTTCGTGCCTTCCGAGATCATCCCCAATTTCTTCGTAATATCGAGACACTTCAGGAAATCCATCGCAATCGGTGTCCCAATATCCTTGAGAATCACTTCGTCGATGATGGGCTTCCCAGTAGGACTCATCTGGGTTGGCTTCCAACCATGAAATGTTTGCAGGATCCATGAAATATGGTCTCGTGAGGTTGGGTTTAACTCTTTCAGTTTGGTGAACGTGCATCCTTCAACGTATCCAGAGGTCTTGTTATTTCGCTTAGGAGTAAACTCTGATCCTTTGACGAAAGGGTGCCTGTTACGTAGTAACTCACAAGTTTGCTCAAGCTCTCCTCTGAGAGTTGATGCAAGTTGCCATGCAGCCTTTGTATCAAAATGCCATCCATGAAGTTCCTGTTCAGTTAGTATTTGTGCAACGTCATGCTCTAAAGCGACCCAGTCAGGTAGGGGTGGAAACGATCGCATAGTTTTTTAGTAACGTTTACGTCTTGTATGCAGTAATCCTGCATTTCTTGTGACCAGTTTTGCCAGTCAGTGTCTTTACCAAATGACCCTTTGTATTCACCTAGTCGATAGCCATAGCTCTCAAGGCTGTGACGCCCCCACATATATGAAGGCATGTTTTTCCAAAGACCTACATACTTATTGTCTTTAGTCTTTGGACCACGGTCTATTTCGAGTCTGTTGCTTTTGTAAAGCCTAGATAACAACAGTGTGTCTACAACCAGGGCGGATGGCTTAAACCACGGGTAGATTTTCTGAAGGACAGGTATGTCATAACCGATGACATTATGTCCGCAGATAGTTTCTGCCTCTTGGAGGATTTGCACACCACGGACAATAGGTTCTTGATCACCTTCGTCGTTGTAGACAAGGGTTTGATCAGTCTCCGTGTCGTAGATGACAAGACAGTGAATACGGGTAACATCATCTAAAAGACCGTCACTTTCCAGATCGAATACCAGCATTTCTCCAAACGTAAGTTTTGTCGATGAACTGGGCTTTGCGAACCATCTCCTCAGTAGGAGGATTAGGTTTAGAAATCTGTTGTTGCGTCGAACTCTGATTCGATTGCAGTTTCATTGAATTTGCAGGTAGATAGGTCGTAAGTCAGTTGGGATGCGACGCCAACTTCGCCTGAATATCGATTTTTAAGGACTCGCACAGTCGTAGAGCCTGATTCAGATCCACTCTGCTGATCTCGTTCCAAAGCAATAACTGCATCGCTGAGCTGAGCAATAGCTGCAGATCCTCTGAGTTGTCCCAATGTGACTCGGGCTCCTTCTTCGTGGTTGACATCACCTGATGTTCTCCGTAAATGTGAAACTAAGAAAAGTGATATGCCAGTTCGCTCAACCAGTGACCTCAACTTGGTCATCGTCGTGTCGATCATTCGACGTTCGTCGCCGTCAAGACCGCTGAGCAAAATAGACAGGTGATCAAGGAAAACAACACGGGTCTCAAGAGCAGATGCCATGTACTCGATCCGGTTGTAGATGTGATCCGGGTCGTACGATCCAAAGCCGTCAAAAAGGTGGAGATTCCACGTTGCGATGGTTTCATCGAATGCTTTGACTAGCTCAGATCGATCATGCTCTCCAAGATGGAGACTTCGTCCTGTTGCTGCGGACATAAGTCCGAGAGCTGTACGGCGGTTTGATTCTTCAAGTGCCAGGTAACCGACCCGTTCTCCTTTGTTAAGCAAGTGAGTACATAAGTCGCGACAGAAGGACGATTTGCCAATCCCTGATCCTGCAGTAATCGTGACAAGCTCTCCGTACCGGATCCCGTGAAGCTTTGCTTGTAGTCCTTGAAAGGGGTAGTCATGATCTGAAGGTGGTGTCGGAGTTGTGACGAGTTCAAGTAGTTGTTTTGCGTCAACAATCCCGTCTGGTTTGTATTGTTCGTGTGCGAAACTCAGAAGGTTACGTATGGACTGTGAATCCTTAGCCTGTAAAGCCTCTGAGGCATCCTTGTAATCGGCCAGAAAGCCTATGAAAGCCTTGCCAGGTGGTAACACACTGGCGGCTTCAGTTGCAGCCTCTCTGCCCGGTTTATCGTTATCGAAGCAAAGTATGACTTTGTCGAAACTCGTGATGTATTCAAAGTTGTCCTGCATTGCTTTCTTCGCAGATGCAGCACCATTTGGAATCGAAGTGATTGCGTAGTAGTTGGGCTGGGCTTCGTAGATGGACATTGCATCCATCTCACCCTCAGTAATGACAAGAGTACTTTCTGTACCCTTGCCGCTTTTGATCTTTGTAGTCTTGGGAAACTTGTTCATGCCGAACAAGGTTTTGACCTTGCCCTCTACCCGGAATTGTTTGTCAGGAGTTCTTACTTTTGCTCCGACAATCTCTCCAGCGCCATCGATGTAATAGTGGCGTAGAAGTTCTCCTTCTCTGTAGGTTTTGTAGAACTCACAGACTTTCTCGGAGATTCCTCGGGAGTGCAGCCGTCCAGCTGATCCTTGTAGTCGTACATTTTGCACGGGATGGTGAGTGTGATTAACGTTGTTGTCGCTAAATGTGTGATAGCCACACTTGTGGCAATGCTCATGTCCGTCTGTGTAGATACTGTTTGCATCTGATGAGCCACAAGACGGACAAGGTATATGCCTGATAAATTCAGATTCGCTCACATGAGCCAAGTAATAGGGATATTTGAAAACGAACACCACTTGATGTTGTTGCGTTCACACCAAGAGGCATATGTCGTCTTACTCTTTTTTGAGATTGTGTTGTAGGGTGCCTGGAAGACCATGCGAAGATCTATGTCAGGGTTTTGTTGGATGACTGACTTGATCTTCTTTCGATCTTTGGAATCCCAATAGCCTTTAGTCTCAAGCCACACACCATTCGGTAAAACAAAGTCAGGTGTGTAGTTATGAGAAATTACGTATGAGACCTTCGTGCTTTCGTATTCGTATTTGACACCCAGGTCGACGAGAAGATCAGCGACCTTCTCCTCAAGCCCGGATCGGAAAGCCATTAGAAGTCGACTTCACCCTCCGGTGCAGTGACAGCAGGCTCAGATGCCTTGAATCCTTTGGTCTTGCCAAAGAGTTCAGCCACATCCACGTCATCCATGTCGCCGGTATCCACACCAGCAGAAGTAGACAGGGTCACGACCTGGACACCTTGCAGCTTCAGGCTGGTGCCGTAGGTCACTTGGTCCTTGAGGATGTAAGGCTTTTGGAAGAACGCCAGCTTGACCTTGCAACCTGAGAACAGCGGTGTGTTCTCGTCTTCGATCGGTGTGCCTTCAGTGTCAACGACACCGGGCTTCATCTCTTCATTCCAAGAGAACTTGACGACATACTTGCCATCAGCGACTTCTTCCCATGGCTCAGGCTTCAAGGTCGAACGCTTTGGATTCTTGAGCTTTGACTCAGCCCACTTGAGACACTCAGGGCGCTCAGCTTCGAGCTTGTCGACGACGTCTTGACCGACGACAGCCTTGAGGTTGTAC